CGTTTGTTGCCCAAGCTCTTTGTCCTGCTGGTCTTGTAGGTATTGCCATTGTTAGCTCCTTAGTTATTATTTGGGTCGAAGTCTTTTCCTTCGATGAATTTCTTAGCGATGCTGTCCGGTATTCCGTCGTCATCAGTGTCTGTGAATGTTCCTAGTGCTACGAACTGTCCTTGCTCGTTAGGGGCGTCTGTTGCTCCTAGTCCTGCAGAGTTTGCATAAGTTACAGCGTCAAAACTGAAAGGCTTTACAGAATATACTGGAAGCTTATAGTTACATGCCATAGATCCGTTGGATGTCTCACCAACAGCACTAAAACCTGCCCCTGCTCCCTCGAATGAGAAAGGTGTCTTGGTTTCGTCGTGGGTAGTAATTAGAGTGCTTATGCCTCCTGCGTGAATATTAGATATCTTTTTTGGGTCTATGATCTTTTGATTCATGTCTTCAAATGTTATCTGAACTATTGACTGAGCAGGCCAAGCCTCGAGTATTTCTACTTGTGAGCTTTCATCGTCGATTAAAAGAATAATAATATTAATTACTTCATTCAATGTTCCTTGGCAGTTGTTTGCAGCTATCTGATATACTATCTGTCTCTTATACTCTTCGTCGGTACTTCCTGTAGTCCTATTTACTCCTAGGCGAGTTCCCAGTAGGTCTAGAAGACCTCCAGTTGCTCTTTCTACACTCAGTGTCCTCTGCATAGTTAGAAGGTCAGTGTGTAGCGTCTCTAGGGGATTCAGGAGAATGGCTAGTAACTTCTCTACATTCTCCATTCCTTTGAACTGCTGTAGGTTATTCCTAATTGCTTGGCTTAGATGATTTACTGGAGCATCAAGTATGGAGAAGTTTGAATCATATGACTTTGGTAGATCTGCCATGGTACTCTCCTATAGTTCGAATTCTGAGTTTCTGCTTACTGTTATATTACCGATGTCGATTGAGGCTCTTTGAAATGGAGCTATTCTTATTCCTTCATTAGAGAAGTTGTCTCCATCTAAGGACACACTCACACTAACACTTCCTATTCCCGAAACTCCGCTCGAGGAACCGTAAGCGATTCTTTGAGTAAGGACGTCCTTACCTAGGATGTATTCAGTTTCAGCAAATGATACAGTATTTTCTTTTAGAAGGTCTTCAACACTGTTCGGTAGTATTTCTTCGTCGTACACGTTGTATTTAATATCTACGATTACATCTAATGGTTGAACTCTAGTGAATCCAATGATGGATGGAGGACTATCTACGTTTATTGTAACGTCACCAAAGGCTTTTATGCCTTGAGATTTAGATAGTGCAATTGCTTGTCCTATCTCTTCAGAGCTTCCACCTTCTACAACCACTTCAATTGAAGCTGTAGGTCTTGGATCTCTTCCCTCTCCTCTGTCTACTGGCTCTCCTGTATCGTTATCGATAACTAAGATGTCAGTGACTCCATTAATGTTGCTCAGAGCAGAAGCTACTGCACCGTTTGTGCCGTTTCCTCCTGCCTGTAAAAATCTCTTACGTCTAGTTCTAAGGTCCGTGTCTGTTTCAACCTCTGTACCTACCTGGGCAGCATCTAAATTTGTTGCAGTTATTAGTGCAGTTCCGAGAGATGTTCCAGTCAGTGTGTTTGCGTCTGCTTCAACAGCTCCTGCTTCTACTGCTGTTGCTTCTGAGGTGCCTGTAGATCCTGTAGGAGAAGCTAGGCTTATTGCGCTATCTAAGGTGAATATGTCTCCGGAAGTGCTCTTTACTTCTGTTCCAGCAGGAATTGTTTGAATAACGTCCGTGTTGTTTGTAAAAGTTAGTAAGGCTGTTGAAGGAGTTGCTGCTTTACGAATAAGTCCTACTTGGAAGCAGATATCATCCAAGGCTTTTCCTTCTGCGGTGTCGGGATCTTGATTTGATGAAAGTTCCTGTAAGTAGTTTGATTGTTGATTGATTTGAATTGCACCAATCCCTAGGAGTATGCCTAGTATGCTGTTGTCGGTAGTGTCGGTATCTGCCCCGTACTTGACAACTGCATCTTGGGACATTACGTCTACAATCTCTTTGACAGTGTCTGCAGTATATCCTTTGTCTGTAATAGGCATATAGCCTCCTTATTAAATTAGTTGATTATCTATGCCCCGTACTTTTGTACGGGGCTTTTATGTCTATTCTGCTATTATTGCATCTATTTGTTCTTGATCTAGAGCTCTGCTATATATTCTTAAGTCGTTTATAACTCCATCTAGACTGTCTGTAGGATTGCCTAAAGTTGAGAAAGATACATCTTTGTCTGCCACATCTTCAGAGGATATGAACACTCCGTCAATATATAGTGAAGAAGTTGTAGTGCTTCTTACTAGTATAATATTTACTTGAGTTCCTAGAGTGAAGTCTGCAGAGAACGCTCTAGTTCCCTCTTCTCCTTCTAGATCTAGAAGTACTGATGTTAAGGCATCTAGTGAATCGGACTCGAGTGTCATAATGAATACGTAACTAGCATCTGAAGTTCCTTGAGCAGGAAGTCCCTCTAGTACGTCATCTATTCCGTCGAAAACTACACCGTCTACTTGGTTCCAAATAGGTTGGCTATCATTAGATGTCTGAGTGATGTTGGAAGCTCCTGCCATATCATTCCATGTAGCTACTTGAAATCCTGTGCCGAATGTAAAGTTGTCTGAAGAATCTCCGCTATATCTTGAAGTGTAGTCGTCTATTGTTGGAGGTGGAGGTACTGCAGGAATAAATCCGTAGAAGGGGGTCGTGTGTTTCTTGATCACTTGAGGATCTAGAAAGTCTATTACTCTATAGCTCATGCTGAGAAGTCCTCTATTGTTACCATTGCCACGTCATCAAAATCTGTTATGATGTCAAAGGTGCAAGAGAAGGTTCTGTTTTTTCTGTTGAAGTCTGCCGCATAATTTTCCATTGCTCGTACTCCTTCAGTTCCTAGAACTCTCTTGTTGATTTCTTGATTAACTGCTTCGGGAGAGACTCCTTTAGTGAGGATAACCTCAAACCATTTGGTACCTTGATCTGTGTTTAGTATCCACTCCTTAAAGAATGTGTTAAGTCTTATTTTAACTTTCTGTGCAATTGCTTCTCCTCCCGTTTCAGTCATTCGTAACTGGTCAGAGAAATCTAAGTCGCCCGTAGTAGGGTCTATGTATAAGTCTAGTTGGGGCATTTTGATCTCCTGTTAGGATGGAATTGGAATTGAGGTAGGACTTCCTGGACTTGCTGAAGTGTGTGTGTGTAGATTCACGTCAACAGTAGGCGTTATAAAGTTAGGAGCCTCTACAGGGCATGTAAAACTTGCCTTAGTTGCGTCAATGCTAACTTCTGTGGCTTGGATAGTTACCTTACCTTGTGCATCCACTGTGATAGTCGCATTGTTGTTCTTTACTTCTACACTGCCGTCAGCTTTCAGTTCTACACTGTTTGCGCTGCCTTTTTTCCAATTGTTGATTAAGGTTACAGAATCGGTTGTTCCGATTGCTGAATTAAAGTCGTTGAATCCTGCTAGGGCTACACAGTCGTTATAGCTCTTAAGTCTATTGTCTTGTGGGTCAATAGTGTCAGGTATTTTTAGATCGCTTAGATCTGTGAAAAGTGTCTCGTCTAGCGAACGCTGAGAGAAGACCAACAATACTTTGTCTCCGACTTGTACTGGTAGCTTCAAAGCAGCGAACGCTGTTCGAGGAGTCCACACTGGCACACTAGTAATACTAGCGTACTCTCGAGTGGAGCGATCTCTCATAACCTGTTTTATCAAAGGCCGTACAGTCGCTTTTTCCGTGGACCGATCATAACCGGTAATAACTGCAGGTATCGAATTCCACTCTTGAGCGGAGTTGTTCCTGTATCCTCGTGCAAATTCTTCTGCAGATATTTCCATAATTAGTCTTCCGTTAATAGTTTAAAATAATTAGTACCTTCTTTTGAAGTTCCTAAGTTGTGATCAGCAATTCCTTTCTTGCTGTCTTCAGAGGTTTCAATGTCTGCAGTTACGGTAGAGTACCAGTGACTTGCTTCATATCCTCCTGAAAATACAATCTTACTAATGATGAGGTTTTCTTCTGTCTCTACATTAGGATGATCCACAGTAATTCGATCATTGAGCTTGAGCTCGGGTAATAGCAAAGTCTTGAAGGTATATCCCTTAGTGTTCCTAGGGTCTGCTTGAGTCTGTGCTGTTTTGTTAGTTACTGGGTTTGGAATTGTTAAAAGTCCAGTGTTGATCCCTACAGTGAAACTATTGGTCTGTATGCTCTGTGACTTCTGATGAATCACAACCGTGCCACCTTGAGTTATTGAGGCTTCTAGATTGAACTGAGTTAGGAGGGAGTTGAGACAGTCTCCTGCAGTGCCGCTATATGAGTAGCCTGCTTTGAAGGGTTGGTCCATCTCTCTTAGTAACTTCTGTCTACCTGCGTTCGAAATGTCTTCGTTCGCTTGGGGGGACAATGCCTTTATGTTATAGCTCAACATTCCGTTGGTCTTTGGAATTACATTATCGAGAACGCTTTTTACGGCTCCTCTTTTGGTAGTGCTTTCCAAAGAAGCGGATACTTGAATCTCGTTGAGCTCGTAGCCTGCTCGTGCTTTAATACGAGTGACGTGATCTGAGCTAGACGAGTTAGTCACTACAGGGTCCACAATAGATCCTATAAAGATAGGAACTGTCTTGACCTCTAAAGGATTATCTGTGTCCCTCGAGCCTACTTCAAGCATGACCTTTACGTCTTCTGATTGAAGTAGCTTTTGAGAGGAAGGACTCATGTTGTAAATACTCATAGTTAAATCACTAGTCAGCTTACCTTCCTCATACGGCACACTAAATGTGAGGTGTAGAGGGTTGTTAGCGTCAATAGTTGAGTAGACTATCTTCTTAGATTTCTGAGCATTGACTAGGAAGGTTACTTTGTAGTCTCGAATATATCGTGCCATAAAGGTCTCCTAGTTTAATGTTTTTAATGAGTCAGATACTTGGTCTAGTGAGGCTTGAGCAGCCGCAGATCTTGAGGATACAGTAGTTTCAGTACCTTGCTTCTTGCCTTCTTCTGTATTACTTGTGACATTCTTGTCATTGTAAGGTACAGATTGAACTGTGGGCTCGTAGAATCTCTGCTCCTCTAAGACACAATTTACCTCGAATGCCGTACCTTGATTCATGTTTCTTGGAATGTTAAAATTCAAAGTCATGTTCTCGTATAATCTTGAAGTAGTCAAGCAATCA